ACTGGCAACCGAATTAGTTAAGTCTCAATTACAAACTACTAACCTTGCTGAGGCTATTGCCAAACTGCCTAAAGCGCTTTATCCGTTTGAGGGCTGGTCTAAAGATATTGACATTTTATTGCAGCAGATTATGTTGATGATGAAATTGTTAAGTCAAATGCAAAACCCTCTAGCAGGAAAGCCAGTTGTAGGAACGCCTAGTTATTACACTGATCTAGCACAAACCTTAGTTGGTCGAGATGCTTATGCCGGCATGAGTGTTGCTGAGATTGCTAGAGAAAGATACAGGGAAAGCGGCGGTCTTTATGGCGGTATGGAAACAAGAGCAACTACTGTAATCAATGTAAACGGTGCTACTGAAGGATTGTTAAGTGAGTTGCGAAATGGTTTGATTAACTCATCCGCCTCAGGTTCTTTCTCATCCATTAACCCTTTCAGATAACATGTCATTACCAGTACTTAACATAAGCCTTAACTTTAGTTCAGGGGCTACTTTTGGTAACCCTTTTACTATTGGTGACCCTGTTAACGGTGTTTTAGGTGTTGGTATTTTGTCAGATCAGACTGCACCGTCTTTAGTTATAGATTTAACAGATGTAACTAGATCAATCAAAATTAATCGTGGTCGCAACATACCTAGAGACACTTATGAGGCAGGTACTTGCACCGTTCGTATTTATGACCAAGACGGAAGATTTAACCCACAAAATACCAGTTCTGATCTTTATGGCTATTTAACACCATTAAGAAAACTTAGAATATCTGCTGAATACAATGGTCAAGATTATTATTTGTTTAGCGGTTACACCACCGATTATGTTTATACATACGATCAAGCAGAAAACATTTCCTATGTAGACATAAACGCCTCAGATGCTTTTAGATTGTTTGCAATGGCTACAATCAGTGCAGTTACAGGACAGGCAGCAGGGCAAGATACAGGAACTAGAATTGCCAAGATATTAGATACTGTTGATTTCCCTAACTCTATGCGCAGTATAGATACCGGTAACTCATTAACTCAGGCTGACCCTGCAACAGATAGAACCGCTTTAAATGCTTTAATCAATGTAGAGAACTCAGAACAAGGCGCTTTCTATATCTCACCTGAAGGCAACGCTATATTTAAGAACAGATTAAACACTATATCTTCAGCCGGTGGCACACCGATAGCCTTTAATCAGACTGGCGGCATACCTTACAAAAACCTAGTGTTTGCCTTTGATGACAAATTGATTGTGAATACTTGCTCAGTCACTAGAGTTGGTGGCACTACTCAAACCAACATAGATGCTGATTCAGTTGCAACATACTTTCCTCACTCAGTTTCTTTTAGCGATCTAGTAGTGCAGACAGATGCCGATGCTGCCAATATAGCCGCTATCTATGTGGCAACACGCAGCACGACCACAATCCGTATAGATCGCATGACCGTCGACCTTTATGACCCTCTAGTGCCTAATGACACCATGCTTGATCTTGATTACTTTGACAATGTTCTTATTTCCAATATACAGCCTGATTCTTCAGTTATTACTAAGAACTTACAGATTCAAGGCGTATCTTGGGAAATTACGCCTAACTGATGGTTTCATAATCGGGAACTCAACCTATGGGGTATTGGGCGAGGATATTCTCACATACTGAGATATAATTAGACACTAAGGAGAAAACACAATGGCAACAGGATTTCCAGCAAGTACAGGTGATGTACTTTCAGCAGCAATGTACAACGGTCTTACCTCATTTACGGTAGGTACAGCCAATACAGCAGACTATACAGCAGTGCTAGCAGATCAGTACCAAGTATTAGAAGTTATGAATAAGGCAACTGCTATCGCCTTTAAAATTCCAACTAATGCTTCAGTAGCGTTTCCAGTTGGTACAGCAATTACAGTATTAAATATAGGTGTGGGAGATTGCACAATCAGTGCAGTAACTAGCGGTACTACAACTGTTTTAAGTGCTGGCGCTGTTCCCGCCTCTCCAGTTTTAGGGCAATACAAAACAGCAGTTTGCATTAAGACTGCAACTGATACATGGTATGTGGTAGGCGGAATTGCTTAATACAATCCTCGGCAGTTTATCTAGTAGTGCGTTACCTGTTGTACCTAACAGTTATGAGTCTATTGCTACTGTAACCGTTGGCTCAGGTGGCGCGGCAAGCGTTACCTTTAGTTCAATACCTGCTGACTATACTCATTTACAAATCAGGGCTTTTATGGTTGGCGGAAGTTACACAACAATTAGATTTAATAGTGACACAACTACCTCTAATTACCGCAATCATTGGATAACTGGTAATGGTAGTAGTGTTAGTTCAAGCACCAACGCTAACAATGCTTATACTCCAATGTCCGCTAGTGCGAATGGTTATGCAGATATCATTGATATATTGGATTATGCCAATACTAATAAATATAAAACTATTAGAGCATTAGAAGGTTATGATAATAATGGTTCAGGTGAAGTTTATTTATCTTCAAACTTATGGATGTCCACGGCAGCAATTTCATCAATAGTTTTTACTCCTAACTCATCAATGTCACAATATTCCCAATTCGCCCTATACGGAATTAAAGGTGCTTAAATGACATCAACCTATGAAAAGATAGCGACAACTACTTTAGGTAGTGCTAGCGCAACAGTTACCTTTAGTTCTATTAGTGGTTCTTATACCGATTTGCGTTTAATTATTGCAGGTGGATTTGCTGGCGGTCTTGATGATTTGTTAGTTAGGGTAAATAGCGATAGTGGTACTAATTATTCTAGAACATTTATGTATGGAGATGGTTCATCAGCCGTAAGTGGTAGGCAATCTAATACTAATGGTTTTTATGTGGCAGGTCTAAACGGCGGTCAATCTGTATCTAAATGGGATTTTATGAATTATTCAAATACGACCACTAACAAAACTGTATTAGTAAGAAGTGATGCTGCAAATTGGGCTACCTTTGCAACTGTCGCATTGTGGCGTAGTACTGCTGCAATTAACGCAATGTCTATTGCTAATGCTTCTGCTGGCAATTTTAATGCTGGTACTACTTTTACCCTTTACGGAATTAAGGCGGAATAATGGCAACTACATATACTTTAATTTCATCTGTAACAGTGGGGTCTGGTGGTGCGGCTAATATAGAGTTTACTTCAATACCTTCTACATATACTGATTTGTTATTGAAAACAAGTATTAGAAATGTTAATGATACTCCAAGTTGTTGGTTGCGTTTTAATGGTGCAACTACTAATTTTAGTGATCGTTGGCTTTATGGTGCTGGTGCAGCATACAGTACAACCAACAGTAATATAGATTTTCTTAATGGTCGTTCAAGTTTTACTGCCAATACTTTTGGCAATAGCGAATTGTATATCCCAAATTATACAGGTTCTAATAACAAAAGCGTAAGTGTTGATTCAGTAGCAGAAGATAACAGCAGTTTAGCCTACACTCAATTATCTGCAGGGCTTTGGTCAAATACTGCCGCTATTACATCTATACAAATCTTAGCAAGTACGGGAAATATAGCGCAGTACAGCACGGCTTATCTATATGGAATATCTAACGCATAAGGAGAAATGAAATGACTAACAAAATCGTAGTAGATTGCTCAACAGGTGAGGTGCAAGAGATTGCATTGACAGCCGAGGAAATTGCAGAGCGTGAGGTTATGGCTGCCGAGTACGCAGCACAAAAGGCTCAAGAGGAATTAGACAAAGCAACTAGGGCTGAGGCTAAGGCAGAACTGTTAGAGCGCCTTGGTATCACCGAAGAAGAAGCAAAACTACTTTTAGGCTAATGAAACCTTGGCTCAGTAAAGCGGCATCTCAGTTTAGAGATCAGGTAGATTTTGCGTTCGCAGATCGTGTTAAGCGCTTGGATGGATGGATTGGTGATTTGCGTCACCAGTCTAGAGTCAGCCAACACAATCCCAATGATCGAGGCGAAGTCTGCGCATTGGATATTGACGCTCGCTTATCTGAAGAACAAGGAATTGCTATCTATTTGGCAGATCAGATACGACTTGCAGCAAAGCAGGGTGATCGACGCATACTTTATGTAATCTTTATGGGCAAGATTTGTAGTGCTAAGTCTTTATGGCGTTGGGTCAAGTATCGTGGTTTAAATCCACACAATAAACATATTCATATTTCTTTTAAAGAAAACCAAAATGGCAAACCTTTTAACATACCACTACTAGGGGGAACAGATGAAGTTATCAAAAAAGCATAAGGCTGCAATTAAGTCTTATTTAAGAGCAGTTGCCGCTTCAGGCATTACGGTTGCGTTGGCTATTGTGGCTGACATCCATCCTGCCTATGCAACATTATTAGGCGCTATCGTCGCCCCTATTGTTAAAGCCGTTGACCCTTCTTCAGGTACTGAAGTTGACTACGGAATCAATGCGAAATAATGGATGCTGCAAGTTGGGCTGGCTTAGCCGCCGCCGTCTCCGCCGTGCTGACAAGTTTCTTTTTGGGTCTGCGTTATCTTATTAAAGGTTGGTTGTGGACTCTTACACCAAATAGCGGTTCAAGTCTTGCAGATAGATTAGCAAGAATAGAAACACGCCAAGAGGAATTACTGAGGATTGTCACCGACAGAAAGTAAACTTTACTTATGGCTCAAAAGAAAAAACGAAAGATAACACGCCGTAAAGGTAAGTTCAAACACGAAGAAGTTTTAACGCGTTTAGATGCTTACACTATCAGCGTTCGTGAGTATTACTTGAGCCTACGGCGAGCAGGTTTCCCAGTCGATCAGGCACTTGGTATGTGCGATAGAAACACATTTCCAGATTGGTTAATCCCAACGAGTCCTGAATTTGACCCTGTTAACCCAGACCATGACCCCTACGAAGATGAGGACTAATTGAAAAGAATCGCTTTTGTAAGTGATCTTCAAGTACCGTTTTTTAATGAGTTGGCAGTTAAGTCAGTTGGTAAGTTTTTAGCAAAATGGAATCCTCACCAGACTATTTGTATTGGTGATGAGATAGACCTTCCTCAATTAGGTGGGTTTAATGCTGGCACTATTGATGAGATGGTGGGCAACATACATGAAGATAGAAAACAGACTCAGGAAGTATTAACCTATTTAGGTGTTACGGATGTACTAGGAAGTAACCATGGAATCAGACTTTACAGATCAATCAAGAAAAGACTTCCCTCTTTCCTCAACTTACCAGAAATGCAGTATGAGCGTTTTATGGGATATGACAAACTCCAGATCAAATTCCACCCTTACGGGCTTGACTGGGCGCACGGTTGGACAGCAGTTCATGGAGACGCTTTCCCTCTTAGTCAAGTACCTTCACAAACGGCGTTAAATGGCGCTAGAAGGCTTGGAAAAAGCGTGGTGTGTGGTCACACCCATAGATTAGGGGTATCGGCCTTTACAGAGGCTTCCAGAGGCCAATTAGGGCGTACTGTATGGGGCGTTGAGGTTGGCAATTTAGTAGATTTAAGTTCTTCAGGCATGGCATATACCAGAGGCTACGCCAACTGGCAGACTGGGTTCGCTGTTGCTTATGTAAAAGACCGTAAAGTGCAGGTAATAACC